ATGATTTTCACGGTGGTGGAGAGTGGATGTTCGCTACTAATGATCGTAGAACTCCAGCTGGTAGATATGGTGGTTCATCAAATGTAGGATCTCGCTTCTGGATAAGATAATGGCACAAACTTTTTCTAAGACAATTACAGGATTAACTGTTGTAAATTCGTATGATAGTAAGTCTACTGTTATTCATAAGGTAAATTGGAGTTACATAATTTCTGATGATGTTACTGATACTCAAAGACGTATTGAGTGTGAGACAGATTTAAACATTGATGGTATAAGTAGTTTCACAGATTACAGTTCACTTAAAGAAAGTGATATTATTGGATGGATAGAGGCATCACTGACGACGGATGAAGACACAAAATATAAAACAGAACTCACTAGAAAAATTAACATTTTGAATGGTGGTACATCAATCAAAAAACTACCTTGGTCTTAATAAGCACACAAATCTTTTTGTGATATAATAAGAAAATATTAAATTTATAAATCATTATTTAACTAGACATATGAACTTTACGGTTTACTCAAAGAATGGTTGTCCATATTGTGAAAAGGTAAAGGAAGTTTTAGACTTGACAAAACTTACCTATGTAGTGTATAATTTAGATGAGCACTTTGGCAGAGATGAATTTGTCTCCGAGTTTGGAGAAGGTTCTACATTTCCACAGGTGCAAGTTGATGGTAAAAAATTAGGAGGTTGTGTTGACACAATCAAATATCTCAGAGAAAAAAAGATCGTATAGCAACGATATAAATAAATCAACTTCCCACATTGATCGTGGGTTTGAGTTAATTCTCTCAGGAGGTAAAAAAAAGAGACCTAAATCATTTCGTCTGATGTTAGATAAGATGATTTCTTTTTTTAACAAGGACATCAACATTCATTTAGATTTTTATGTGGATGTAAAACCAAAAAAATAATCTCAGGAGAATTATGTTAGCAGTAAGCTTAGTATTTGGTTCCTTCCTTTTAATTGGATTCCTAATAGTTGGAGTAATAGGTGGTTGGGTCGCCAGAGATTACATGTTAAACTATCAGGAGATGCCAAAAGCACATCCAGAAATGTTTGACCAAAATGGGAACTTAGTTCCTGATGAAATTGTAGCATTTAGATTTGAAAACAATTATGACAACGACGAAGAAGACGACTAAAAAACCTACAGTGAAAACTGTAAAATCAAAAACTTCTACAACACCAATACCTAATTTACCTATAAATCCATTTGCGTTTGAGGTATTGGAGGCAGCATCAAAACAAAGAACCAAAGCAAGGAAAATTGAAGTACTTCAAAGATATGCACACAATTCGATAATGGCATTATTCATTTGGAATTTTGATGAGACTGCAATATCAGCATTACCTCCAGGTGATGTTCCTTATGGAAACACAAGAGAAGATAATAGTATGACTGGTACTTTATCTGATAAAATAAATGATGCAGTTGATAAGATGAATGAAATGGGGTCAGCATCTCTCGGTTCACAAGATCAAGGAAAGGCATCCATTCGTAAAGAATACACTAAGTTCTATAATTTTTTAAAAGGTGGAAACCCTAGTTTAAGTAATCTTCGTAGAGAAACTATGTTTATTAACATTCTTGAAGGGTTACATCCACTAGAAGCAGAAATATTAGTTTTAGTTAAAGATAAAAGATTGACAGAAAAATATAAAATTACGAAAGATGTTGTGTCTGCAGCATATCCACAAATAGTATGGGGAGGTCGTTCATGAGTACTGCAACAGATAAAGAAAAGAGAGAAACTTTTTGGACTAAGACAGAAAAGGAAACGTCAAAAGAAACTTATGGGTGTGAAATTCTTGTAGAGAACGGTTCACCTGTTGATGTGATGACAAAGGACGCTCCTACTGATGCATCTATCGTAACCTATATTGTTGATGGTAAAGAGCATCAAGATCTTACAAGAGGTTCTAGAGTTAAGTTGTTTGATATGTATTATGATAAGTTTACGAGTGTAAAACGTATCGAGTATGGACAGGGTATGATTAAACCATCTCTCTGGGGATACAGTGGTGAAGCAACACCCAAAAAGAAAAAGCGTAAGTAGTTACAAAAATAGTCGAAAAAAAATCCCGCCAAAATTTTCGACCCTTAAGATTTTATAAAAATGTAACAAAAACTACAAAAGTGCTTGACTATATACTATGAATGTGTTAATATAAACACATCGTTCATCTTATGGGCATTATACTTTACTTATCACTTCTTGCTAGTCACGAACCAGTCCATTGGACTATTAGATGTGACGGTTGGAAAGATTTGGCTTCAGAGGTTCGTAAAGATGAATATCTTGATGAACAATCAAAGTCAGATTTGATAAACTACTTTAGTACTAAAGTGGAAGAAGAATGCGATTTTGAACCATAAGACGCAAGTAAGCCGACTCGGAACGGGTTCGTTCATCTCC